GATTTATTGCTGGCTGGTTCTATGCTAATGTTAATAGTGTACAGTTTCATGACTTCTTTACTGGTTCAGGTAGTGAGTATCACCTTGATTGGGACGAACAAGTATTTGGAGAGGTTTGGTAATGAGTGAATTTGAAAAGTACAGTGCTGAACGTAAAGCATTAGTAGAAAGAGGAGATGTGCCTGATTGGTACACTACTCAGGGCTACATTATGTTTAAGCGTAAGTACTCTTGGCAAGATGAGACTGTTAAGGAAGCATTGTATCGTGTATCTAGCCAGTTATCTAACCATGTACTAGATAAGTACCCTGAAGCACAGGAAAAGTTCTATGAACTGATGTGGTCAGGTAAGTTAGCACCATCTACCCCCGTACTATGCAACGTAGGAACCAACAGAGGACAGCCTGTGAGCTGTTCTGGTAGTTATGTGGGTGATAGCATAGATAGCTTCTATACATCATACCACGAGGCTGCTATGCTGTCTCAAGCAGGGTATGGTACGTCTAGTTACCTTAGTGGTATTCGTTCAAGGGGTTCAAAGATAGCTTCAGGAGGAGAAGCTGATGGTATTGTCCCAGTATTTGATAGCTTTGTAGATACAGTGACTAAGATCAGCCAAGGTAACAATCGGCGTGGTAATTGGGCTGGCTATGTTGACATGGACAGTGAAGACTTCTGGGAAATGGCAGGATACTTGCAAAAACATCCAGCTGATGCCAATGTTGGCTGGGTATTTACTAATGACTTCATACATAAGCTACAAAACAAAAATAGAGAAGCAGTATCACGTTATAGTAAGGTAAGTTACATACGAGCTAGGTCAGGTAAGGGTTACATTTGGAAAGTAGACGCAGCAAATGAGCTTGCACCTATACCTATTAAACAAAGCGGCATATCAATCAAGGCTTCTAACTTATGTACAGAAATAGCGCTACCACAGGATGAAGAGCATACTTTTTCTTGCGTGCTGTCATCTCTTAACCTTACGCACTGGGACGACTTTACCTACTCAGATGTGTTTTATAGTATTCTATTCTTGGACTGTGTAGTAGAAGAAATGCTAGCAGAAGCACGAGGTAAGCCAGGATTCGAGAAGATAGTACGCTTTACTGAAAAATCTAGAGCTTTAGGGCTTGGTGCCCTTGGGTTCCATTCTTATTTACAGAGCAAAATGTTACCATGGGAGAGTATGGAGGTATATCTTCTCAATGGTACTATATTTAAGCAGATACAAGAGTGGGCACTGGCTGCTACCCGTACACTGGGCCTAGAACTAGGAGAACCTGAGTGGTGTAAGGGCACAGGACAGCGTAATGCTACTGTAATGGCAATAGCCCCCAATACATCGTCAGCATTGCTATGTGGCGGCGTAAGTCAGGGTATTGAGCCTGTTGTAGCTAATGCTTACAATCAAGGAACAGCAGCAGGTGAGATGACAAGGATGAATCCACACTTTGTGCAGTTGTGCAAGGACAAGGGAATATTTAGTCTTGAACTAATGCGAGATATTGCCATTAACCACAATGGATCTGTTCAGCACCTTGAGGAGTTATCTGATCTTGAGAAAGAAGTATTTAAAACGGCCTATGAACTTAATCAATTCTCGCTCGTTAGGATGGCAGGTGCAAGGCAGCACTTCATCGACCAAGCGCAGAGCCTCAACTTATTCTTTGACACAGATGAAAGATACATATCAGAAGTAATCAAGGAAGCATTACTTAATCCATACATTAAGTCTCTATACTACCAGCGTAGCCTACGTGGTATCAAGGCTAGTAAAGGGGAATGTGAAGTTTGCGAAGGATAGATAAAAAAAGGGGCACTAAGCCCCTTCTTCTTTCTTCTTAGGTCTATTGAAGATAAACCTAAACGTACCACCAACTCCTCTCTTGAATCCGTTCCACATAGTACTAGGTGTAGGAAAAGCAACAGCTAGTATGAGTAATAGTATATACCATAGAGGTATGTTACTTACAGTCACCTCTCCCACTTGTCCTGAAACAGTAGAATTAGTCTGATCACCCCCAACACTGGTTGTTGTTTGATTTGCAACAACTTGCTGTGTATTCTCCTGCCCCACCTGTGCATTAGTGTTCACGTCTACGCCACCGGACTTACCCGGCAGCATAGAAGTTAGAGTTGAACATCCCACCAGCACACTAGTTAACACAATCAACCCAATATATTTCTTCACAGTATGTTAATCCCCGTAGCAGCTCCTATTCCTACCATTAAGACAAGGGCTACTACCTTAATTACTAACTGCAGACGATCATGTAGCTTGCTTAATTCTTTCTTCAAAACTAAGACTTCCGTGTCTCGATCCTTTCCCTCAGCTTCATGCTCGTGTTGCCACTTAGTTACATACAAAAGCTCCTGTTTCATGAGGCGTGTTTCTATTATCATTTCGGATATCTTATCAATCTTATCCTCCATTCTCTGTAACCGTATTTCATCCACCACTCTCTACCTCCAAAGTACTAAAAAATCTTTCAGAGTAATCTTCTTCAGGTGCCGTACCGCGCCATTGTTCTAGAGCAGCAGCTATGTCCCCATCGTTTTCTCTTATATGCTCAGCTAGCATGATCTTAGCAATCTGTTCGTATAGAGCTTTATCTTCAGGGCTCCTAAGTACACCCGGTCCTCCGTATTCAAAGGTTTTATAGTCAGCAGCAGTGTAAGTCTTTCCATCAATCTCTTTAGACCAGTCATCTGGAAGATTTTTCCAATCGCCATTCCCCATATCAAGCATCACTTCGCCTTGCTTAGACATCTTTTCAAGGAACGCTGTTTGTGCTGGTGTAAACAAATCAGATTTTCTAGTCAAGTAATCATCTACAAGCCTCTTTGTTATCTGAGTAGGCCCGTATGCGGAACTGCCCGGTGCGGTTGATATCGTAGTACGTATAAAGGGATCAGACGCTGCAGCAGTCTCAGCGCTAGACATAGCCTTGTACACAGGGTCCATGGGATCATTGCCATCTAGATTTAAAGTGGCACCACTTGGTAAAGTGACTGGTACTTGATCAGGCGCATCCTGCATCCTAGGATTAGCATCAGCATTAGCAGCTGGAGGAGCAGAAGTCTCTACTACAGGCGGAGCGTCCAGTGCTCCAATAGCCTTATTAAGAGATTCAATTCCTGTACGCATAAGACGAGGATCTTCATCTAACGCGGCCTGAAACTCGTTACGTTGGCTCGGAGTAGCGCTGCCCTCAGCAACGGCATCTGCTAAGAATGAAAACCTGCGCCTAGGGCGATTAGCTAGAGGGAAATCATTATAGCTTGTCACGTTACTGAGAGGATCAGGTATCCCATCTGCTACAGATATACCAAGTGCTTCGTACACAGGAAACAGTACCTTGTTGCTACTCTCTAATACACCCAGTCCGTCCATAGCTGTGAATACTGTGTTAGTACTGCCTAACTTAGCGTTCAAGCTGTTGGCTGCCATCCTGTCTATTTTGTCTTCAGTTGTAGGTACTGCTAGTATGCGATTACTGGTAGTATCGTAGGTAATTTGCACGTTACGTGGAGTATTACGCTTCCACTCTTGCACGGTCTGTGCTAAGTAGTCGTCAAGTGCCCCATTAGATATAGAATCAAACACCATATCTTTTGTATCTTGTGGCAAATTACCAAAAGCTTCTTCGTTACCAATAGCATCAAACCAACGATTGTAAGTTTCAGAAGTAACGGCTGTTGGGTTAGAGTTAATGTCTTTAGTAACCATTACAAGGGCGTCATTGCCTCTATTAACATCAGCAGCATTACCGGAAGTTAGCGCATCAGGTGCTCCATTCAGCCAAGACTGCATCTTCCTGTTGTATGCTTTAGGATCTGTAGTTACGTCAATACCTGTTACTGGATTAGTGGGACTAGTTGTAGCATTCATAGAATTAAGCAACTGCTGGGCCAACTTTGTCTGCTCAACTCTCATACTAGGAGGCACATCTTGCATGTCTTTAGTAATGGCGTTAAGTCCAGCAAAGCGCTGAGCTGCGTCTTGGTCAGCACCATAGATTGCAGCCAATGCCCCCTCTTGAAAGATGTTATTCTCTCTTTGCAGCTGTGTAAAGGTCATCTCCCCACTAGCTACCATAGAAGCGTTATCAATGTAGTCTTCTAGTGGCTTATAGAAAGAATTAAACTCTGTCTCGCTCATAGCAGAGTAGGCGTTACGATACTGAGAACGCGTAACAGTCTTAAGACTGTCCAAATCTTGCATAGCTTTTGCGCTGGCTGCACCACTGAAAGTTCCGTCATCTCCCATCCCACTTGATGCCAATACAGCCTTTACCTGAGCACCAATGAAGTTAGGACTTTCTTTATTAGTGATGGCATTAACAATAGCAGGCCCTATGTTGTTACGTTGCTCAATAGCGTCAAGCTCAATGCCACTCTCAATGCTACTAATCACTGCATCTTGGTAGGTGTTTTGTTCCTTAAGAGATAAGTTACGAGAGAAGCGCTCTTCCCATTCTAATGGATTATTCCTTGCTAAGCTAGGATCTAGTCCGAAGTTATTAAAGCCATACTTAATCCTATTGTCCTGTAATGCCTCTTGTTCTGTCTTATCGAAGGTGCCCATACCTGCACCACCGCTACCGAAGTACTGTCCATAGGCTGTACGAAAAGCCTCAGCCCTATTAGGGTTGGCAGCTACTGCACTGCGTAGTTTAGTGGAGGCTAGTTCCCTAGCACGGTCTCCATTAATAGCTCCTGTCTTACGAGCGTTGAATATCTTCTCAAAGTTAAGGTCTTTAGCTTCAAGAGTTGTGATACTGTTTACGCTATCCTTACCAAGCATCATCTGCTTTTCATCAAGCTTGCCTGTTGGATTCTCAAACCCAGCAGTATCACCCGGAGTACCTTTCAGCCCTCTAATTGCTTTCTTCTCAGCTAGAGCGTCACCCCCTTTAATCACCGCGTCTACTACTCCACCTAGTCCTTCTACTAACGCAGTGTTACCAGAAATACGAGTAGCAGCAGAGGTATCAGAGGCAACTTGCCTAGATACAGGCCGTGGTGTGCCTATCTCTTCCATGTTATTAAAGCTTCTTAAGTCTGCCATTACTGACCCTCATCTATCACGTAATCAATTAATGTTTGCACATCTTGTCTCTGCTGTGTTGTCATTGGTATCTCAGAGTTATCCATAATACCTAAGTAATGCTCTATTGTGCCTTGAGGAGCGTTGCCCTCTAGTACAGTAGTAGTCATGTAGTCGATAAGCTGGTCAAAGCCAGTCTCATTAAGGTTGCGATCAATCCTTTCGCTGATACGCTTACGTACAGCATATCCTACATCCTCTGGTAGTATGGCAAACAATGTATTCTCTAGTGCCATCTTAGCTTCTAATTGATTGTACCACAGATCGTCACGAGATTCAATCTTTACTGCACCTAATTCTCTATATATCTTAGATACTCTTTCGTAGTACTTCTCAGCAATAGAATCTACGTCACTAGCAGTAAGTTCACTTACCGTGTCGGCTATACCCTTACTGGCAAAGCCTCCAGAGGTAGCTTCGAGTATACGGTAGTAGTCATCCATTGCTTCAGGGTTAATACCAAACAGAGACTTAGCCAATCCTTCTGCATATGTAGTTTCAAACAAAGGGTTACCAGAGTTAGACACATAGTATCCCATCTTCTGCATGACTTGGCCTTTAACATAGTTATTATATCCACCAAAGACCTGACCACCTTGCTGCAGTACAGCTTGTATCGTCTCAGTCTTTGTCAAGTCTGGAATTTCTAATGCTATGTTAATGTTCATGTATGCATCTGAAATCCTACCAAGCATACTACCAGAAGCCCCAAGGAATACATCAGGTAAATCCATTGTCATGGCCCTGCCAATAAGATTGGTAAAGCTTTCATTGATACCTGATGCAGGAGCAAGTGTACTACTAAAATCAATATTGCTATCTTCAGAAGTTACAGAGTTAATGACACCATTGAGCATGTATTCATAGAATAGCCCGTCAATGAAAGGTCTTGCTGCTGCAGGCACGTCTAATTCTAAGTTATCTGTTATCTTATCAATCATAGCACCAGCACCAAAGCCGTCAGCACCGTACATAGCAAACTGAGCTACTACAAAGCTAGCCCTTTGGTGTGCAGGTAGGCCAGCGAAGGCCTTATTACCATACTTACCTGTAATGGCACCAGCGGTAGCTAGCAATGCCTTGTGTTGATAGGATAAGAACTGCGTAGCTAGAGAAAGTACTCCTTTTTGGTAAGGAAGTTCTCCTGATTTAGTCATATTCAATGCTAGATCACGAGCTTCTGTACCTATGTCATCCATAGCAGCAAATGTACGCCAATCTAGGCCTGGGTTTTTAGCAATCCAATCATTACGGGCAGTAAGATAGGTCATTGTAACGTTAGACCACTCACCTGCGTCAAAACCTACACGCTTAGATGCTAGCATAGGTAGTTTTACAGCGTTAATTGCTGTACGGCCTGCCCTTTCTCCCCAAGTACCAGTTATACGCTTACTAAGTTGCTGTAGTCCGTCCCTTGCATAGGTATGTGAGTCAATAGACTGAGGTAAACCGCTTCTTACGAAGGCATCGTACATCAATTCAAAGTCTTTAGGAGGCATCTTCAGCATTTTAGCTGCGCCATCACGGTACTTGCCCCATTGAGGGCGTTGACGCATTCCAGCTGCTCCCATAAATGCAGCAAACTCTTGTCCAGCCCGACCTGATGCAAAGTATTTAGGCCTCATGCCTGACAGAAAGCTAACTTGGTTAGCCTGCAAAAGGATCTGCCGTGCAGGATTTGAAGCAATAAGGATATTAAACGTCATGCCACGCATAGACTTAATTGGATTAAATCCTCGAACGTGATCACCCATCTGTTTAACTTTCCTACCCCCGCCTAAAGTATTCTCCATACTCTCAGCAAGACCTGCCATAAATCCCCGCCACTTAAGACCCCACTCTCCCTGTACTCCTCGCATTCCTTGTATGTACCTAGCAAGTTCCTTAGCTTCTTGTATGCCATTAGCTGTAAATGTTGCACCTTTGATCTCATTAAGATTATCAGGAATGGAATCAAGTCCCATCTTACGCCCGTAGGTATTAACCCAGCGCTTCTCAAATCCTGCAATTAAGTCATCGTGGCTAGTACGAGCGGCTGTATAGCTAATGCTGTCAATCATACTTTGTACAGGATCGAGCAACTCTGCCTGTGCTTCGCCAATACCTCGAAGATGATCACCCCTTCTACCAGTAATAATGCCACCAGTACTATGAAGGTAATCAAACTCGTTATCGAATCTTTCAGGAGATGTCATCTTCTGGTCAGGAAATACGTCGAAGTCTACTCCATCGTTTTGCAGTCTTAGTTCATCCATCAACCGCACACCATCGCTGTTAGTAGGTACTGCAGCTACAGTTCTCCATGTCTCTCCTTTTACACCATCTATAGTTTTATTAACTTTCATCTTAACGAAGTAGTTTTCATCGTAGAAGCGAGTAACGTACCCTGGACGGTACTGTAAAGGATTACGACGAAGTGGACGTACGCGAGTTGCATCGTCTATTCCACTAACTACATAGGTAACTGTCTTGTCACCTGCAGTATGGGCAGTCTTGCTTTTAAATACTTGACCCCCATTATCATACAGGTAGTCTACTTCAGACCTAGACATTCTACTGATAGACTGTGAACTAGGATTAAATACATCTATCTTATCACTGGTATAAGGAAGAGACTCTCTAGGCAGTGGTCGAGCAAAGGTTTCAAACCCTCTGTCACCATTAATTACACTTTGGTAACCATCACGCTTAAGTGTATTATATACTCGTGTATTATTTAATGCCCACTCAAGATCCATAACGCCACGTACAGTGTAGTAGCCTACAGCTTGGTCGTTAGTTAAGCCCTTACCTATCAGCTCATCGTATGTAAAGTTCTTGTCAGTCCTGCTACCTTCCTTAACAATGTCCAGTACTTTTAAATGTCCCTCCCTATTCAAAGGTTTGAGAAATCCTCGCTGGTACATGTCAAACATCCTGCCCTTAGTAGACTCTCCTATATCGTTAGCTCGCATAGATGCTTTGTTAATGAATCGTGAGAACTTAGTAGCAGGGTCACCTAGGACAGACTGTAGTCCACCAGTTACAAAGCCCTTGTCGAAGGTAGGTCCTCCGAACATGATAAGGTTCTCATCTAATAGAGACAAGTTATAAGTATAAGTATCTTCCACACGGTACCATACCTCTGTTTGAGGCTTGTCCCATGTCCACCTTCCACCCTCTACTTGACGCAGTGCTGCATCACCAAAGCCAGCCCTTCCTGCACCACGCTTGGCATCAGCTTTTCTGCTGTATGTACGTAGATTCTGTGTCTCGTCTACAATCTCTTCTAGCATATTTGCTGGTATTGTACGGGCAGTATCTCCCACCCTAATCACAAAATCTACTGGAGTACCTTCAGGGAAGTTACGCTTGAAGTGCTCCATTGCTGGAGTGTATCCACCAAAGCCTGTATCAGTACTAGGACCAATGGCAGCCTTGACTGTGAAGCCCTTACCAGCCTCCTCGGTTACACCAAACTTAGAAAATGATTGGTTGTAGCTACCGTTAATGCCATCGTACGCAGCCATTACGCGCTGCTTCATTACAAGCTGTTCTTGTTGAGTGTAGTTAATACCAAAAGCCAAGTCATCTTCAATACGCTTGAGTTCTGTCTGCATTCCAGCTATACGATCAACCACGCCTCCGGGCGTAAGAGAGTTAATAGCTCCATCGAATGTTGGGTATAAGTCAGTAACTACACTTGAGGTATTTACACCTACCGCAGCTTCTAGATCAGTAGTGTCCTGCCTAGACAGTATAAGCGCACGTATGTCACGAGCTGCTTCTGGGTTAGCTGAGTCAATAGCAGCTTGAGGCAAGAACCTAGTGGTTGCTTTAATACCTTTGCCACCTAAGCGCGCAACAGTACCGGCTACAAACGTAGCATCCAAAACCCCAATTACATTGTTCCACATCCTGTCCCAGTTAAAGTCATCTGTTCCACGGCGGTTAAGCTCAGTAGAGAATATCTCATTGAGCATGGTAGATGCTATATACCCATTGTCAGTTACTAAGCCTGCATGTTCCTTAAGACTTTCTTTCAATCGGGGCAGCATTATATCACGATCTTCTTGTGACATAGAAGAAAACTTATTACCAATGAACTCCATTGTTTCACCGGCCCCTACAAAGCTACCTATAAAGGTACGATCTTCTGGGAACAGATCATTAGCTACTTGCGTATAAGAAAGAGGTATTGCAACAGGAGCTATTGCCTCAACAAACTCAACAACGCCCTCTGCAGTGCCTCCTCCCATCTCCTCTTTTAGCTGCTGACTCATCTGAGATACTTCATTGCTAAACTCTACATCTGACAGTATCTTGTTAGCAACACCAAGACCTAGCTGTTCACCAACCCTTTCCCTAACCATCTCATCTGCATTAACAGTAGGAGGATTGTATTGAGATGCTTGGTTAACATAGGTCTCATCAATCAAGTTAGGCTCATAAGTAATATCGTTAAGCCTATCCATATCACTTGCTTTATCTTCTACTGGCTTGTCAGACACAGCAATACGCACCCGCTCTTCAGCCTTGGTGTTTTCAAACTCCGTTACTGCCTGTTGTTCTACCTGAAGATCAATGTCACTGCGTCTTCCGTATGACATTTGTCTTTTAGTTTCTGCTACCTGCTTACCTAGATCAGGACCGTTACCTTTACTAGACAAGACTGTATAAGCAGCCCTACCCATAGTAGTACTCTCTGGCTCTTGCTTGGAAGGTTCTTCCCCATCATAAATAGGAACTACTTCCTCGTCATATATCTTTGCCATTTATATTACCCGAATATTGATGATAAGAACCCACCTTGGGCTTGTGCTGCCGCTGCTTTGGCTTCTAATGTCGCCTTCTGTTGATTTAGTGAAGTGATTCTTTCGCCAACTTCAATAGCTTTATCTATCTGCCCTATGTTCTGTTGAGTAGTAGATACTATATCTTCTTTAGCACTGCCAAAACTACTGCTGCGAAAAGATCCAGAAGAGGTAGCTGATGCACGTAGAGCTGCACTGTTAACTTGACCTTGCCGGAACATCTTGCGTCGTTGTTGCATCATGTTAGCTTTGTCAACGTTAAACTGCTCTCGAAATATCTCATTCTGTACTGATGCTGACTGACTCTGTAAATCTGCTACCTCACTACCAGTACTTTGCCCAATTAGTCCCCCCATCAGGGCACCACCGGCTATTAAGCCCCACCCTATAGGATTGGACAGAGTTGTAGTAGCTAGTACTGCAGTGCCTGCCACTGATGCTAAGCCTGCCATATTATACCCTCGTTAGCACATTACCGTTGTAGCCCCAGGCGTACAACTGGCAATCTTTGCCATCTTCTGTCTCGAACTTAAACTGTAAAGTTCTTCCCCTTCCTCTAATTTTATTCTTAGTAGCAATATAATCTTGACCTGGTGCCCACGGAGTTTCTGGCATGTATAGCCTATTCAATCTGTATACTTGGTAAGGGCCGTGTACTTTACCAGTATAGCCATCATTAGCGTAGTTCCAATAGGCTGTTAAGAAGCACCCACTGGTACCTAGAAGCTCATCTGTATCCTCGTTATACCCTGTCTCAGTAGCCTTAAACGTAGTGGTAATGTAGTTAGGAGTCTTGCGTGTTTGCGTACTGTCCATAGTAAAGTAACCAGACTTCATGTATGCGTTAGCATCTACCCCAAGGGGGTACTGATCACTGCCTACAAAGTCATAGAAGGACATATCTTCTAGGGAGCCTACCTTAGCGGTAGTTGCACCATCACGTATAACATATTTAAAGCTAGATGTATACCTAAAGTTAACTAAGAATTCTACATATACTGGCTCTCCGCCAACTGTCACATCTCCTCCGCTTGTTGTAAACACATACGCATTATCAAAGTCGGAGTCAACAGCATTATCAGGTACGTACTCAATTACGTACGTGCTGTTAGTTGTTATACTTGAGTCATAAGGAAACTTATTAAATGTATATGCCCCATTAGCCATAGACATAACAAGCTCGGCGTCAAACTTTCTTTCATCCGCATCAGCCAAAGTTCCTACAAGAGAGTTATACAACCAACGCACTTCATTGTTTTGTTTATTGTATATGCCTCTAGCCTCTCTCTTGGCTAAAGGAAGTACTGTCTCATACCACCTCTGTATACGATTCTCTGATATGTTTTTTAGCTTAGGCAGTCCCGTGTTTTCATCAGGTGTTATAAGATAGATACCTGAGTCAGCCCAAAACATTAAAACATTATCACGTATAACAATAGAGTTATTGCCTGCTACTTTAGTATCTGATATCTTATCAAACCTAAAGTCATAAGGATTAAAGTATCCCTGTTCTGAGTACAAGTACCAAATGTTATCGGAAGTAAAGATAAGTAGACCAGTACGATAAGGAACTACCCGTTGTATAGCACCTAAATCACTAGCTGTAACCCACACCCCATCAGTGTCTACTAGACTGCTAGTATCTACAGCTTGGCACTTAGCCAATACCTCTACTTGATTTTTTGCAGCGTCTGTTGGGTCTGGTAACTGGCTAATGCCTATTGCTAAACCACTACTATCATCAGTGTTATTAAATGCATATATCATTCTACCAGACCACGCAGCAATATCTGCTACTTTAGCACCCGAGGTTTTAATGTTAGTACCTGCGGAGTAAACTATGGGAGCAGATGCTGTTACCGCTAGCGTGTCTAATGTAGTATCGTATCCGTATATAAGACTTACTTGGTAGTCAGTGCCATTGACTGAAACGTAGGCCTGCCTAGTTGCATACTTAGTTACAAAGAAGGGAGCACTACCGTTAGTAGCACTGTAGGGTAATACTGCAAAGGTATCGTCTTCTGCATTATACGAGTACAGCTGATTGCCACTACCCGCGTCAGTGACTGTCAGCACATCTTGTTTGCGCTCACTATAAGTAGAACCCCCGTCATCAGTATCAGCCTTATCTTCTCCATTTGGAGATATAGTAGAATACACTACACTAGTAGTTAAGTCTGTATTAAAGAAGCTGGTATCAGGTACAATGATGTTCCCAAGGTTATCAGTATCAAACGCTAGTCCGCGACGGCGCTGCCTACTGCCATCAGCACGTAGTTCAAAGTTCTGTTCATCTACTGTAGCATTAGGGGGAAATGTTAGTGGATTAACATCTGATACATACCCAGCAGAGAAATCAGTTTGCTCTAGATTTAGTTCCTGTGCCGCCACTAGGCTTCTCCTGCTTGACTGGCTTACTCTCTAAATAGGTATCAATCTTTTCTTGTACAAGCTTTGGGTGTGTGTAGGCTTTTCCCTTAAGTGCCTCTGGCAATTCACCTCCACCCTCGTAGTGTGCTTCATACATAGCTGGAAATACTTTAGATGATCGTACTAGCATTTGTTTATCTGGATTCATTTAGTTCTTCCTCTACCAAAGTTAGTTAGCGTAATACCACCTCTAATCTTAAACTGATTAATAGAAGCTTTAACGCGTGATCGCTCTGCTTGTTGATTTGCTTTCTGATTTACCTCTTGTGCCAGTACTAGGAATGATCTGCTCTTAGCTTCATTTAGTAAAAGAGTGAACGAATCATTAGGTATGTCAGGTGTGAAGTTATCGGTGTGTGTCCACTCTGCCTCTTTTTCTACCAACATAGCCGACTTAGAGTTCTGTATAAAGTCATCTACTTCCTTGTCGTATCCATCAAACACAACGTAGTCATCATCAAAGGTAGTCCAATATGTAGGTGCCCTGTCATTATGAATACTAAGGTATACCCCACTATCATCTACTACTTCTGTTATGTCTGTCTGACTCTCATCTCGTCCATTACTCATGTCAAGAAATTCACTAGGAGTTATGTACGTCATGAGTTTGTATGTATTACGCACGTCACCTAACTTCTTAACATTATACCTAAGTTCTAATACTTCTTTAACTCCGTCTGCTACTTTGCAGTGAGTAGGCCTAGCTATACTGGCAGCGTTGATTTGAGATAATTGCTTAAGATGATCCCAACTATACAGTGAGATTAAGTCGTTGTATGTAGTACGTATAATCTGTGCTACTTGCTGTGCTTCAGGAGTGTCATCAATGGAGTTAACTAGATCACTATCCATATCCGATAGTATGTCTTGCACCATCTCCAGTAAGGTGTACTTCATACTGTAAACTCCGCGTCACCGCCCAGGGTCCATGAAGATACACTTAGCTTGTCACCAGTATCTTGGCCAGTATCCCCTGATATTTGTAAAACATCCCCAATAGAGACTGAAATAGATTGTGTGTCAGTCACTGCGCCAGTGACGTCGCTCACTGAAAATGAGATTGCCAAAACATTATTTTTAAACACTGATACAGTTGCATTGTCTGAGACTGCATCAGATATTACCGATCTGACCGTTCCAGACGCTGTGATAATAACGCTTGGCCCAAATTGAGTACTGTCTGAGGGCACCTTTAATACATCGCTACTGACGTTATTGCCCTGCATTCTATGTGCCACCCACCTAACAGTAGAAGACGCAGTAACTGTTTTACTTCCTATCCTAGCTGAAACCCAAGCATCTTCAGCAGCCCCTGTTTGAAGCTTTTCAGCTCCAAGAGTACCAGTAGCTACTTTATCATTAGTTACAGCGCCGTTGTCTAGTTTAACAGTGGTTACTGCACTTGGGGCAATGTTTCCTGTATCTACTAAACCAAATTCTAAGGCAGATCCATTGTACTGGTATACATGGTTTGTGCCAGGTGACCCTGTATCTGGGTACCCCTTTGGAGTGTGCTTTTCTGAGTCAGTAATAGTTTTATGGTCTATCGCCATGTGTTTCCCCAATAAAAAAGGGAGGGAAGGTTTCCCTTGCCACTCCCTATAGTCCTTACCTTAAAGGTTATGCACCTTCTGGCATATACTCTACAATAGTGCGTAGCTTACCACCAGTCAGACTTCCACTACTGCCGCCAGTAGCGGCCAGAGTAAGTGCTAGCTCAGCACCTGCACTACCTACCGAAGTAGGAGTAGTAACAGCGTCAACACCTGCTGTGCCTCGTACAAGGCCACCCATAGATACGTCAGTACCAGTAAAGTCACCGATGACAGTACTAATGTCAAAGCCAGTACGATCACCATCTTGTGTAACTGCTTCAATAATCTCAGTAGTGACTTTTTGGATCTTGGCGTATGCTGGAATATCCAATACTAGATTGTCTGCACCAGCAGTAGGTAGATCGGTTACATCATAAGAATAGACTACCGTAGCAACTCCACCCTTATATCCGTACGCTCCACCAAACCGGCCATTAGTAGTACGAGTACCATAATGTACTTCTACGCCCCGAACTGGGGCTGTTTGAAAAGACATAATTTGTTTCCTCTATATTAGACAGTTGCCAAAGTGTAAATAACACCAAGGGTGTCTACACGCTGAATGCCAAAGCCATCACGAGTAGTAGTTTGAAACTTCTCACGACGCTCTTCATGGTCACGCCAGCCTTCAATAGAAGGAGCCACTCGTTGAGCGTACATAGCCGGTGTGTGTTGATCTGACATCAGAGACATTGCAATGTTTGCAACACCATCAGTGATGGTAGTAGTGCCATCGTCAAATGACCCTGTAGGCAGATAGTTGGTAGTCCAGATATCAAATCCATAGATGTTACGAATGAACTTGTGGCTCTGTGCAAAACCTTCAGTGACAATACCTTCAAACATGGGGTTGTCAGAAGTAACTACTTGAGCCAACTGGTTAAAGGTAAACTCTACAGACGGATCAACGAATAGCACACGGCCCTGAGCAGGTACACGGGCTTTATCAAATGCGTACTTCATACGACTGATATCTTCTAGTGTAATAACACCACTAGTACCCGTACCGGGAATGCGGTGATTAACACCGTTGATTACGTTTGGATCACCTGGGGTTTGTCCGGCATTAAGTGCTTTGAGAAAGTTAGTCTCATGCCATTCGGCAAGAGCAATAGCTGACTCTTGTGCGCGAGCTGCTTCCAGAGCTGCAATACGACGAAAGTCTTGACGAACTTCATCGCTAACAAACCAAGCATCACCAACGTACTCGTTGATGGACATGGTTACTGTACCAGAATCAATCGCAGTAAAGTTCAACGGAATACCTTCAGCTACTTCTTGAATAGTAGCAGCGCCGGTAGTCGCGATGTTCAAAGTTGTACCATCAGCAAAGTCTGATACATTACGATACATGTTGTCAGGCAACATAATATCAGGAAGAGTTTGGATTAGAAACTCTGAGTATTTCTGTGCGTCGTTAAACGCATCTGCATTTGAGCGTTGAATAGCCATTTAGTTTCCTAGCCTCTATTTAGTTTTTGCTTCTCTTCAATCTGTTTCATAAGGTTTATAGCATCTTTGCTACGACCAGTACGCAACGGATTGGGAAGCTTGTCTTCATGTTGGTTATACTGAAGTGCTTCAGTATTAACTGAAGAGGTACCAAATCCACTAGTGCTAGCTTGCTTAGGCTTGAGGCCGATCAGGTTATTGAATGCTTCGACGCTGTTAGCGGCTACACCCAATAAGAAGTCTTTGCTCACGTTAAGCTCTTTAGCTTTAGTGTTAAGTAGTTCCTCGGTCTTATCTCCATGAACTGCTGCAACACCCTCAATAGCTTTACGCTTGTTTTGATCTTGAGTAGCTGCTTCGTTCTCTGCAGACATACGACGCCGGAATTCTTCATACATTGAATCCAAATCAACGGCATCGGCTCTGGCAGCATCAGACTCTTGCACTTCAGTGGTCGCTGGGGCTGGGTCTCTAGGCTTGCCATAGTTCTTAATTAGGTCTTCCATCCTTTCTTTCTCCGTCTTGAGGTTTTGATTTTCTTGCTCTAGGGTTTGGATATGCTCTTGGGCATGAGCCGCACCTTTGAGTGCCTCTTCTGGAGAAGTATACTTAGGCTCTCCACTAGTATTAACAATGGATTGCAACAAAGTATCTAGTTCAGATGGTTGTTCAGTGGTTTCCACGGCTTGGTCAGTCATGTAAATCCTCGTTTATTAATGTAAATGTATTACTTATGAAGGTATTATACCATATTCTTAATAAGAAGTCAAGCCTTTTAACAAACTTTTTACTTCCTTGTATGCTTTAATCTTTCCCATGATGTACGCATGTTCGTGGCTCCAGTCTCCTGTAAAGGATTCCCTTCCTAGGGCTAGTGTAAGCTCAGCTTCAATCATGGAGTTAAGTATATTATCCTCCTTATCAAATACCATACTAGAGCTATTTAGTACTTTTTCAAATTCTTCCTTAGCTTTGCCTTCAAGCCCACTAACCCATTGGTGTTTCATTCTATAATTTCCCCTGTGTTAGTTACACCGCTTTCAGCAGATAGGTCTTCTTGTACACTAGAAGACGTACGCTGCATATCAGCTTCTTCAAATACAGCTTGATTCTTTTTAAACAAACCATAGCGCTCGATGTTGAGCAAGTCTTCTACCATATTAGCCAGAGCTGTTGTATCTGTGTGCTTCTCTAGTACCTGTCCTATACGACTATTCATAATACCGTTAAGGTTTTGGAATGTCTGTGCCTGTGCTGCAAAGTGCCTAGCACCAATAGGGCGGATGGTTCCTTTAGCAGTAATGTCTTCCTTCGTAACTGATACCAATGTCATGGCACCAATGTCATCATCCATTACACGAGCATAGTCTACCGCATCCATGTTCCTGCGGCTCTGTTCTAAGTAATCGTTAAGGATAGGTTCCATTAGAAGTATTTCAAAAGTAGTAATCTTCTCTTGGAATATACGACCTGCTGCAGTCATTAGAGCAGACACTTCAAGTGCAGTCTTCTCTCCGGGAGTACGTATTCCCATAGCTTCCCTAGGAGCACCAGCATACTCTTCCATCTTCTGTTCTAGAGTACTGATCAGAAAGTCTGCGTTAAGAGCCTGGGTATCAGGCACTAGCATTTCAACACTGCCTTCTGTCAGATCAATCTGAACACCCGGTGCCCATGTGAAATCATCTACAATACCTTTACGTACAATAGGAGGGTACGCAATAAGATCAAATACGTCTGCCTTCATATTCTCAAGGTGGTCAATACGATACTGCATACCTACTAGGTTATCAAGTGGTCCCATACCCCACAGGTTATCAGGGCGCAGACGCCATGTTACGTGACGTACTGTGCCGCCAGTAAACCAGCTAGGTATCTTACGATTACTAACTACCTTGCTCCTATCAATGACTGTTATCTCCACATCTTCTAGGAGTTCGCCTGTATCTGGATCGTGCATAGTGCCTTCAAAGGTAAGTATCTCTACTAGGTTAGAAGTGTAGTAGTCATACAGGCTACCAAAGCCATCAGCCACCATGCCATCTTGTTTATTGAAGTCCTCTTTCTTAATCATAGATGCTCGGCTACGAGTATCAAGTGCTGCTTCTAACGATTGGTATAGTTCCGAGTCTTGCGGTATTGTCTTTTGCATGACTTTGATTTCGCCAATGCTCTTGAGTGTCCTAACGATTGTCGGCGATTGTGCAAATGTTGCAGCACGTGGATCAAACACGATATCGTTAGGAGAAATACGAACCACACGAGGACCGATGTATCCCGGCACCACTTCACCACTCTCAAGAATTTTCTCTTCGTGGACATACTCCACCTTAGCAAAGGCGTTGCCATAGTCAATGAAATCTAACAGCAGTTGTGATGTTACTGTACGAAGCCCGCTCTCTCGTGTCTTGTTAGACATGTAGGCTTCAATGTACCTACGCTTCTCTAGTTCAGCATCTTCTTCTGTGTGTCCCTGCCATGATAACCAGTTGTCATTAGGAAACAACGCGGATAAGTAGTTAGCGTGTAAGTTATCCCTGATCTGGCACAGCTTAGGTAAAGTAGTTGAGTTGCCCCATCCGTTAGTACGGTTACTGGTAGTTGATGTATCTGTAGCAAAGATGTAGTTTCGTAGTTCTTTTTTCTCTCGAAGCCATGGGTCTCTGCTAGAATTAAAATTATCCCACATCAAAGAAACAGACTTAGCTATCCCATCAGGGTTTGTAATATATTTAATTTCTGCTACTGTACCTGCCATTAGCAGACACCTCCAAATCTTGAATTAAATTGAATAACGTTACTCTTATCTTCTATCCTACGTTTGGCAGGAGGTATAGCAATCTCTACTGCACAAGCTAAGGCATCTTTTATATCATCGTGTGCTGGCCTAGCCAATACAAGTTCTTCTTCTAGTATGTTAGTGTATCCGCCTTTGCGGTGCCATATGGTGCTGTTATCATAGCGAGGCTCTAGTACAGCTGCAATACGTTCTAGCTTGTTACCATCGTTACGCGTAGGCCTATGCTTGTCGATAGATAAAGAGTTGCCGTTCTTACGTATCCTATCTGCTAAGTCATTAGCAATAATATCCTGTGCTATACTAACCTCTGTACGTAACTTCCTAAATCCCCACTTACTGTGCATGGCTACTGCATGATCATAATACTCATTAATCTTGTTTGTCTTAAACCTGTCTATATCTAATACGTATATGTCACCACTAGAGTCTATACCTATAACTACAATAGCTGTGAAGTCAGCAGTCTTGGCTATAGAAAATGCAAAGTCAATCGCAGCGTATACATTAAGAGCCTGGCCATTGTACTGCCACTTGCCCATGTCGTGTGTCAAGTACTTCTCATTGTAATACTGAAACTTATCATGAGACAGGCGGTGGCTTTCTGGATCGTTAGGCTGTTGGTAGTACTGTGCATAGAACTGCGTCCTATCTAGGTACTTAGCTTTCTTACGTGCCAGTTCTTTGTTATCAAAACCAAATACCTTGCCATCAGCTCTTGCTTCTTTTGGCCACAAGTATAGACCATCAGTCTCTACAATCTCAGTCTTGAACTCGTACACGCTAACTGAATCTATGATTTCACCTGCATCATTAAAGACTTCTTCCTTCATATTAATCAGGTCGTCATAGATATCCAATGGGTGATAGCGTGTTCCTACTACAGTCTCTGACGCACCTGTAGTTTCGATAGAAGCTAGTTGTGAATACTGGTCCCTAACACTGCGCCTGCCTTCCTCTGTGTAGGCGTTCTTCGGAACTACCATGTCATCTAGAAACACATCAGTTGCGTGAAACCCTGTGATGTTAGTAGTAAGCCCTGCAGCAAATACTGTAGAGTCACGTACACCTTCTGCTTTACGACGAGGATCGTCTACACATATCTCTACGTTGGTCCAACGCTCTCTCTTACCCTCATCGCGGTTAACCATACTAGGCCAATAGTAAAGATATATGTCACTAGTTATAATGTCTTTAATAGCCTTCAACTGTTTCTCAGCTAAGCTTGATGTAGCTGACAGATACAGAATAGTCTTTGTTGGATCTTTTGTAATAAGCCAAGCAGCTTTAACAGCAGCACAGTGGGACTTTTGGTGATCGCGTGGAAGAAGAAGACCTGTGTTGTCAATTCCTTTATCTGTACAGTCCATCCACCAACGGAATATATCTTTATGAATATCACCATATACCCGATGAGGCAAGACAAGACAAGCAAAAGTGTAAAGATCACTCTCAGCTGCTTCTCTTATCTCTGTCCTTTTACTCATTGAAGCTCCCTAATTCTTTTGTAATCATCATCCAAACGAGTTGCCTCTGCAGCTGCTTGTTTAAGATATCCTTGCTTCTCTTCTTTACTTGGGCGGCCTCGTTCTTTAACGCTTTTACCTAGCTCCCATGACTTATCAGCTAAGTACTTAACAGCCCTATGATCTCCTTCAGCTGCGTGCTCTTCCATGCGTTTAAAGTTACGACTCCGTATCTTCATTGCTAGTTCTACCCGCCACTCCTCTACCCACGCTTTGAGTAGAGGGCTATCACAGATACGCTGCCAGTGCCTCCAACTATCAAAGTATTTCTTAGCAAAGTTGTACTCATGTATGTCTTCCATCTCTACATATAACCTACCCAGAGAATATACAGTACGTCCGTTGTCAAGTACCTTGTCGTTATCAGTAAGTGTATACACAGCAGCAGAGCTATCCCAACCATTAAGTTCTAGGAATAGTTTCTGTGTGTACAGCTGCCCACCGGATGCTTTTAACATTGCTTTGTCTATCATGTGTTACTCCAATACACCACAGCCGCTTGCACTTCCTCAAGAATGAGTTTCAACATAGTCATCAAACTCCTCTTTTAGTGCATCGAATTTCTGGTTAACCTCTTGTAAGGCTTTAATCAGGGGACCAATCAATTCATCGTAGCCTATACTCAAAACGTCTTCACCACCTGACACTTTATGGTCTTGGTAACCACCGAAATCAATTCCACTCTCTGCGATTACTTCAGCGACTTCCTGAGCAATTACCCCGTGGTGATATCTACTACGTTTATGCGTTCCGTCATGTATAAGGTTTTCGTGTTTTACCGCGATCAACCACTCAGCACAATCATTTTCATACTGAGATAGTGCCAACTCATGCGCTTGAATATCTTGTTCTGTTGCATCATCTTTCAACGGTTCAGGTTCGGTAGGGGCATCGGGCTTGTAATCATCACGTAGATCCCAACGGTAGTCCACCGGACGTAGGGCAGTAATAAAATCTAACCCCAGTATCGTATCTCTCACGTCTGCTTTATCACGCAAATCAGAGCGATCTTGGACTGTACCATATACATACGTTGTAGTGCCACTGTTACCAAGCTGAACTTGGTCTGAGGCTGTTACTTGAGCGTCACTGCCAAAGCCTGATGTGTTGTTGTAACTTGTGTTGGAAGCCAGTGCTTCATGGCCAGTGGCTGTGTTACTGTGCCCTGTTGTGTTGGAATACAGTGCGTTCCTGCCAGAGGCGGTGTTAGTGTCCCCTGTTGTATTGGAGCGTAGTGCGTCATAGCCGTGGGCTGTGTTTCTTATCCCTGTTGTGTTGGAAAACAGTGCGGCATAGCCGGTGGCTGTGTTACTGCCTCCTGTTGTGTTGGAAAACAGTGCGGCAAAGCCGGTGGCTGTGTTTCTTATCCCTGTTGTGTTGTCACGTAGTGCTCGATAGCCGGTGGCTGTGTTATTGATACCTGTTGTGTTGGAATACAGTGCTTCATAGCCGTTGGCTGTGTTGTTGTCGCCGTCTGTGTTGGAAAACAGTGCGGCATAGCCGGCGGCTACGTTACCGTCCCCGTCTGCGTTGGAAAACAGTGCGGCAAAGCCGGCGGCTGTGTTTCTTATCCCTGTTGTGTTGTCACGTAGTGCTCGATAGCCGGTGGCTGTGTTATTGATACCTGTTGTGTTGGAATACAGTGCTTCATAGCCGTTGGCTGTGTTGTTGTCGCCGTCTGTGTTGGAAAACAGTGCGTTATAGCCGTTGGCTGTGTTTCTGCTACCGGTTGTGTTGAAAACCAGTGCGTCATAGCCGTGGGCTGTGTTATAGTTCCCTGTTGTGTTGTCACGTAGTGCTTGGTAGCCGTTGGCGGTGTTTTGAATCCCTTCTGTGTTGGAAAGCAGTGCGTAATAGCCGGTGGCTGTGTTACTATAACCTGTTGTATTGGAGCGTAGTGCGTCATAGCCGTGGGCTGTGTTTCTTATCCCTGTTGTGTTGGAACTTAGGGATTGAGTGCCATAGCTAGTATTACTAGACACCCCACCCCCGCCATAATATGTGATCTCGCCAGTAAACCC